TTGCATTTGCTGTCATTCCGGCGCTTGGATTGGTCAATCCCAATGGTTTGATTTCCGTCATCGCGCCCATAGCTATTATCCTGGCATTTGGGATATTTGCATTTTTCACAGAAAAATGCAAAAAGGCAAATGTGATATAGGCAGACAGAGGCGGTGGGGGTATTCCTCTGCAGATATATGGTTGATATCAAAAGGGGGGCTGTCATTGCGGCAGCCCTCTGTAACATTGAGATGCCTTTGACATCCCTTTGACATCCCTCCTCCTAAGGAACCATCCGCTTATCATTCCTTCATCTACGGAGTGGACCGGGGCTCCATATCTATCTAAATCTAATATGACTCGTTCGTTTTCTGCTACGTCCGTTCCTATCTTTAGCAGGAAGAATGCTTATATAAAAATCCTTCCGGCAACTTAACACTATTCTGTGGCTAGAGCAATGCTTTTGCAGCCTTTAACCACTTGGTCCATACAGTTTTCATCTATCGTATCATTTTCTACTTCCAGCAATAAACTATTTCCTTATTTTCGACACAATTCGACGCAAACTTCGCAGTGTACCGTTACCTCATTATTGATGACATTTCAGCATCTCATCCCCTTGCTAGTTAATCATCAACCTTTTATTGGTTTGTAATTTCGACATGGAACAACAAGCTTCAACATGTGTTGAGTGTATAATAATGATGTTCACAGAGCAGAATTGGCCCTGGGCGGACATGCGATCTTCCCTCCCATATCAGAATAAATCCACTATGAAAAACGTGCATTTATATTTTCAACACTTCACTTTACTACTACCAATAAGAAATTCATTAAGTACCTTTTATAAGGCATACAAAACCTCATCAATACGATCCAGCTACTTATCTTTTCCACACCTATCTTTATCATTTTAACTTAATACTTAACATGTTAATAAATTTTTCAACTGTACATTCATTGGGAACCTTTTGTGCTATCTGGAAAAATTTTTTTATATTCTCAAACAGACATGCTTTGTTTATTTTAATTTCTTCTAAAGTAATGTTAAATAACATTGCCCATAAAAAATAATAGTTTTGATCAGTTTTATATAGTGTCCCCTTTCTCGAATGATTAAAAAGATCTCTCATTCTATCTGTATCATTATCTATTAGTAAAAGAATCTTTTCAATAAAAAGCTCGACATTATCTAATGCACTTATAAAAAGTTTAGGTGAATTAATTGATAAATCACTTAACGTTTTTGTTACATTATCTTTGCTCATTATTCTTGAGCACATTCTGTCATTTCTTTTATAAATATTTAAAACATTGCAAATATCAGTATTAGGTTGATTCATTCTGTAATCAATATAAGCCAGAGATGTTATTAACTCTTCTAGCTTCATTCGATTATCCTTAGCTCTAAATACCTTCTTTTCGTATTTATTAGCTATACTCTTGACTTTAATAACAATATCTTTATCTACATAAGCGTTCCACATTTCAAAAGTATTTTCTTTAATAGGATATGGCTTTGTATTTAATCTTAAAAATAAATCGATGGGACTAAAGTCCGGATTTTGTTCATAATCAATCTCGATTATATCCATAGGAAATTCTAACACTTTTTCTTCAAAATTGCTGCCTATGTTTTCAATACTTTTACCTTCCAATTCCGACAATATCTTTATTTTTGTAAGTTTAAATCTATCCTTATTAGAATTAACAACCCCTCCTCTTTCATCTACATATGTCCTCCCCAAAAATCCTAGTATAGTAAGAAGTCTTTGTTGACCATCTACTACCTCTTTAACCTTATCTGCACGTTTATATACAAATAACGGTGGTATATTAATTCCTAGTAGAATGCTCTCCATCAAATAAGACGCTTTCTGTAAATTTTTCACTTCTGATCTCTGGTAATCTGGCCTTATTAAAAATCTAGATTTTTTCATATCAGAAATAATATCCTCAATGGTTAATGTTTCAGGTAATGGTTTATTAATTTTATAGTGTTTAATTTCATCAATCTCACCTTGATTCATAATATTCTTAAAGGATTCTGAGTCCTTTAAATGTTTTTGAAAATCAATATTAAATACTATTTGAAAAATATTTGCAACTAAATTATATCTATTGTTTATCGCAGAGTAATAATGGCTCCCATTGGGCTCAAAAATAAGTTCTATATTTTTTTGTGAATTGTTTATAATCCTTTGCCATATTTCATCACATTGACTAGCATTATCAAGCAGATCATACACCTTTTCTATATCTTCATCTTTAATTTCATTTTTATTTCTAAGTACAATAGATGTTCCCCAGTAAAGAACCTCATAAAACAGTTTACTATTACTTAGATATTTATTTCGAACTTTACTACGTCGATAGAACTTCTTTAAATATTTTATAACGGTTTGAAATTTCTTCAGTTCATCTTTAACATCTTTTTTTGCAATATTTGCATAATAATACTGACAAATTATATCAGATTTTGAACTACCTTTAGCGTAACTGTAAATTGGAATATAAGGAAGTGTTATTAAGTTTCTAATAAGTGAGGTTAATATATTAACTTTATCTCTTTTATTTGATTTACTTTTGCTCTTAGGTAAAATTATTTCACACAAAAAATCAAATAGCTTTTCATCCAAAAAAATTTTATTGTAGATAGCCTTGGATAAAGAATCATTAATATATGCTGCACGATCCATATCATATTTTTGCAGTGGTGTTATACCAGAATTATATCTCCGAAAAATTTCTTTTTTTATCTTATCTTCTTTATCGTCATCTAATTTTGGCTCATCTACAACATTAAACTGCAGTATCCTTACTCTAGTTTCTTCAAAAAGTTCTCTTGTAGATTCATCTAACTGGCTATATTTTTTTCCAGACAGTAACTTTAAACTATGTAATCCTTTCTCCTTCAATACAAGTTTATCATTTAAAAATCTTTCAATTGTTTCATAACGTTGTCTACCATCGATAACTTCATTTTTATCCCTTGTCTGAAATAATACCAATGGAGGTACCTCTGTTCCCAATAGGATACTTTCAATAAAATATGTTGCCTTTTCTTCGTCCCAAACATAGTTTCTTTGAAAGTATGGCTTATAATCTATTTTATTTGCATATCTTGGATTCAAAAAAATAGACGAAATTTTTTTAACAATATTCTCTATTTTTAATTTTTCTTTGAAGATATCTGTAATATCTGTATAATCCAACTGCATATTAGACATATTTTACATCCTTTCAGTTTAAACTAATTTATGTTAACTCTGTCTCTTATTTCTTTATCTTTAAATTCATCAACACTACTTGGAACAACAGATCCTTGAAAAAAAAATTCATTATTATATCTCTTTCTTGATTTGACCAACCCATCAAGCGCAAATCTAAACACATATTGCCATGATGAATTTTCAAATGCAGATACAATTTGATGCAAAGCAGGAAGCCATTCATATATATATCTACATTCGTCATATATAGTTATATCCATGTACATAGACGTAGATTTCGCCATATATTTGTATCTTATATTTTGCTCCGTATTATAGTGTAACGGATAAGCAAGTTGATTAATAATCACATCAAAAAAAATATTACTGTGAGGTTTATCCAAAAATTGATATATTTTTTCTGAACTTTCAAAAAAATTTTCAATTAACTTGACATCATCTTTAAGTTTTATATTATGTTGCTTCAAAAGCGTGATAATCTTTAGTCCTTTTATAAGATCGTTGTAACCTCCTAGCTCGTTTAAAAAGCATTTTTCTTTATCATTTAGCGCACCTTTCCTGTTAAGATTATCCATAGCAAAAAAGAATTTTGCCAGTGAGTGGTTAACCGTTAACTCTGAAATAACTACCTTATCAAATTCAGAAATATCGAATAATTGGTTTATAAAAGGATTTCTTGCAAATCTTTGCAATGGAACCAAAATTGATGGAATATCTCTTAAAACAGCTGATATAAATTCTCCATAATAAAACGCAAAGTTTTGTATAACATTATCATATAAACTTAAATATTCATCACATCTATCCCTGGTCTCTAAACAAGAACTTTCTAAAAGTGGAAAGGTTTTAAAAAATAAATATAATGTAATTAAGTCATAATATTCTTCAATTGATTCCTTGCTATTATCTGGCTCCGCAAAATTTGATATAATTATACCAGGCGAATTCAAACGATGATATTGACAAATTGTTATAATAGTTCTTAATGCATGTTGTACAGATGGTATACTCCCACATGCATCGATATAAATTATATCAAATTTTTTAGGTGTTTGTTGAAAAAAAGTTTCAACGTTCTGTTTCAATATTCGGGGTTGTGGGTAAGTCCCCTGATTATAAAATGAGATAGCCTTATTATAATTTTGACTATTTACCTCAAATCCCCATATATTATGAGGAAGAACACCTAAGTTCATAAACTCTTTAAAATCATTATCCGGTTCTGGACCACATAAATAACAAACAGTTAAATCCTCTGGCCTTTTAACTCCTACATATGTATCATGTAATTTTTCCCAATTAGTAATATAAAATGGTTCTATTTTTAGTGCCTCAGTTCTATTTTTACTTTCATCTTCAGATAAAGAAAAATAATCATAAATAGAACGAACATAATTACGTTTTACGCAACATGCGTCTTCTCTCTTTACTGTCAGCAATTCTATTCCGTGTAAAATAGCAGAATGACGTACAAATTCCTTTTTAAACTGTTTATAAGAGTGTTCTTCTTTCGTATTAATCCCCTCCCTATTGTAAGAATAAAATATATAGAATCAACAAAAGACTATATTTTATACCTTAGTTCACCTCTTTCCTTTTCAAACCACAATTCCTCATCATTATTACCTACTTAATTGTTTTTTTCGTCCAACTTATCTAATTCCCCTATACTTTCTAAAAAATGACATTCCACAGGAGACAATATATATTCCTGATTTCTTTTATATTTCTCATACTCCAAATGCGCTTTCTCCAAGGCCTGCTGATGTGTTACTTTCCCCTTTGTTGTTAATATATCACGTCTGGTCATCCTGAGATAATCATCAATCGTCTCCAGCCAGTCTTTCATATACATTGGCTCCTGATTTAAAGCATGTACCTCTGCAATATCCAAATATGCCGTTACAATTTTATTGAGTGCATCCAACTCTTTTTCATCAAGATAATTTTTCGCCACTTCTACATCCGAGAGTTTTATACGTTTGCCACTCCATGTAGTCAGTCCCATATTATCTTTATCTGCATCTGCCCTTTGGTAAATCACCTCCGCCGCTGTATGCTTATGTGCTGCCCAATGCATCTTGTTTTGAACCTGTTTAAAAAACTGTACGGAACTCTCCGCTTTCGGATTGTAGTCAATACTGGTCGCATAGATTTCCAGCACCTTTCTCCAAAACACTTTTTCTGAAGACCTTATATCCCGGATACGCGCCAGCAACTCATCAAAATAATTTCCTCCACCAAGATTCTTTAATCGTTCATCATCCAGCGCAAATCCTTTAATCATATATTCTTTCAGGATATTTGTAGCCCAAATCCTGAATTGTGTTCCTCGCAAAGATTTCACGCGATAGCCAACAGAGATAATAACGTCAAGATTATAAAAATCCACATGATATCTTTTTCCGTCGGAACCAGTTGTTGCAAAATTTGCAACAACTGAATTTCGGCTTAACTCGCCTTCTAAAAAAATATTTTTTATATGTCTGGATATCGTGGATTTATTTCTTTGAAATAGATCTGCTATCTGATCTAACGATAACCAAACAGTATCGTTATCAAACGTAACTTCAACTTTGGTAACTCCATCCTCTGTTGTGTACATCAATATATTAGATTTTTCCACTTTCTCTTCCCCCGCCAAAAGATCTCCGAAAAAAATTCGATGATTATACTACTCCTTAAGTTTCCATATCCATTTCACTATATTTTACCATACTCCCCTCACCATTACCATCTGAAAGATTCCTTCATTTCCGTTTATTTTCCCCTCTGCAACATAACATCCTCATTTACCTATTATTCAAACTCACATATCTGATATCCCTCTTTTTCAGCATAACAAATTATCAACCGCTTCTCATAAACATCTATTCTCTTCACTCTATCCTTTACGACATTTTCATCATATTTCCCATTACATACAACTTTTCCCAACATCTCTCTTACATCTTGATTGTTCAAGGTAGGTGAATTTTCACACTCTGCCTTTCCTTTTTCCATCCTTGTCCCACATCTCCACACAATCTTCCCACGCTCCGTTCTACGCCTGAATCCTCCGCCACAATACCCACATACCAATAAATTACTAAGCAAGTATTTGCTGCTATATCGGTTACCACTGCTAATCTGATTGCCGTTAGCTGTTCTAATCAGCCTGGCTCTATTAAGCATTTCCTCCTGCACCTTATCAAATATCTCCGGAGAAATAATAGCCGGATGACTTCCTTTCACATAATATCTGGTACGCTGTCCAATATTTTTCTTTCGTATACCATTCAGATAATCCTCCGTAAATGTTTTCTGAAGCATCATGTCTCCCTTATATTTCTCATTCTTTAGCATCTGCTGGATTACATTTGCACTCCATACCGTTTTGCCTGTTACCGTTTTTACACCACTTTCCTCCAAGTGTTTTTTTATCTGTGAAAACGTGTAACCCTTTAAATATAACTCAAAAATCAACCGTACTATTTCGGCCTGCTCCGGAACGATTACCAATTCCCCTTCCACACACCGATACCCCATAAAATGTTTATAGCTGCTAAATAATCCTTCCTCAAATTTTCTTTGAATCCCCCACTGAATATTCTCACTCAAATTTCTGCTTTCTTCTTGTCCCATTGCTCCTGATAAGGTTATTGCCGCTTCTGCATCCGGATTAAACGAATTCACATTTTCAATTTCAAAATACATTTGAATACCCCTTTCTTTCAAATATCTCATAATCTGCAATAGCTCTACCGTATTCCTGGATACTCGTTTTGCTGATTTAGTGATTATGTAATCGAATTTCCCCTCTGCAGCGCTTTCTAACATATGTTTCAATCCGTTACGGCCTTTTTTCCTTAATCCACATCTTCCGCAATCCCAGAATACTCCTGAAAATACCCAACCCGGATGATCTGATATCTGTTCTGTATATGCCACAATTTGATGAGCCAAACTGGCTAACTGCGTCTCTTTCTTAGTGCTGACGCGGCAATATGCCGCCACACGCAGCGGTTCCATATTCTCTTTTTTCACAGGCATATAATATATATTTTTCAAAACACATCACCTCGTTTCATCAATAAGGAAAAGGCGCAAAAGCCAAAAGCCTTCACGCCTCACCACACGGCAACTATCCAATCTCACCTAATCATCATTTAACACTTTTTTGCAACAGGACAATACTTTCAACGTGTGTATCATTGTCCAAACTAATATTCATATTATCTTCAACAATAGGAAGCTTAAATATAATCGACTTTAACCACTGTCCATTCGCCTGTTCCTCCTCATACACATGTATTTCCTTTATCAATGCTGTCAGCAATGCTCTTTTATCAGCATCCTCCATTACATCATAAAGCTTATCAAAATAAATGAGAGTTTTATATATATTATCGCCTGTCAGCTTCTCGGCTTCAATAGCCCGCTTCCTATCCTTGCAATCTTTTAAGCTATGTTCCACATCGTCAATATTATCATACATCTTATCCAGCCGATCCTGCAAGTCGGATAACTTTCTATCGTAATGCCTGTCATCGTAATTTAAGCAGTCTATCTGATTTTCAAGGCTTCTTTTCGTGCCGATATATTGGCTTAACTGCTTCTGGTAATTGACTATTTCTTTTTCCACTTCGCTGGTGTCTGTTTTGATGTTGATTTTCTCTTTCATCATATCAGCAAATTTAGGATTACTAACCAATTTGCCAATGACTTCCGCTACAGCACTGTCTAACTTTTCCTCCTGAAGCTGCTTATTATAAGTACATCTATGCCCTTGCATCATGCTTCGGTGCTTGCATCCATAGTAGAAATAGTCCTTATAATGCTTGCCGTTTTTCTTCTTAATTGACTTATTACCATACATACCCGCACCACACATAGGGCAGCACAGAAGACCAGACAAGAGATGAATCTTTTCATCCTTTCCCTTATTAACGTGCTCATACCTCTTTGCCTGCAATTTGCGTTTTTCCTGCACTTTTTCCCACGTGCCGTCATCAATGATTGCTTCATGGATTCCATCACAAACCATATAATCATCTTGTTTCACAATATGGTACTGCCTTGTGCCGGATATCTTCTCAGTCCGTCTCCGCCCAAAAGCTATTTTTCCGTTGTAAACAGGGTTATCCAATATCTCCCTTATTAATTTTGCAGAAAAAAATGGACTTTTACCGTTCTGCCTCTCCTTTTTCATTATCCCCTGCTGCCCCAGATACTTTGCTATGCCATTAGCACCCATATCCGTGTTTGCATACTTATCAAAAATCAGACGGATTGCCTCCACTTCACTTTCCTCAATTTCCAGCTTACCATTATTCAGACGATAGCCATAAGGCGCAAATCCACCGTTCCATTTTCCTTCTCTGGCCTTCTGCCTCCGTCCCTCCATGGTCTGCACAAGAATATTTTCCCGTTCAATTTCAGCTACTGCTGAAAGGACAGATATCATAAGCTTACCTGCATCCTTGGAACTGTCAATTCCGTCTTCAACGCAAATCAGGTTCACATCATAATCCTGCATAAATTGAAGCGTACTTAGCACATCAGCGGCATTCCGCCCAAAACGTGACAGCTTGAACACAAGCACATAGGAAACACCATCTTTATTAGATTCTATGTCTTCAAGCATTTTCTTAAACTCCGCACGGCCTTCAATCGACTTTCCAGACTTGCCTGCGTCCACATATTCGCCAACGATTTCATAATCAAAGGCATCGGCATATTTCGTAATCCGCTCGTCCTGGGCATCAAGAGAATACCCATCTACCTGCATGGAGGTGGACACTCTCTTATATGTGTATACTTTCGTTTTTTTAATCAATATCATCACCTCGTAAAAGTTTGGACTCAAACCACACGTTTAATTTGTTACGCTAATTATATCAAATACGATAAGGAAATACAATGCGATTTTGGATTAAAAAAGAAAAAGACCAACGATTCAATCCGTTGGTCCTTGTGGCGGGTCTGGTGAAGGTGGGTCCGGTAAACTTTCCAAGTCAATTTTATCAGCATATTTGGTTATGAGAGTAGCAAGTAATTCAGCAAAAATAGTCATATCAGTATCCATAATTTATTTCCCCACTTAATGCTTATAAAGTGTTTTCTTTGCTTAATAGGCTGTTTTAGTAACGTCATCTTCTTCCGCCCTCTAAATTCTCACTGTATAATCCAACGAAATCCACCCATCCCTCTTCTTCTGGTAAGATTTCAACAGCCCCCACTTAGCAGCCCCATCACCATCCGCTTCCTCCACAATGGTAAACACTCCTGGTCCGGTAAACTTCCCGCTTCTTTCACAATCCGTCCCCGGTCCCTTCCGGATATTCAAATCCGGAATCTCCACCTTCACCATATAGGAAGCCGCCCCGGACAGCTTCTCCATGAACTGCACATACTCCTTCCCCGTGGTGATATACAGCCCCGATTTCAGCCTGTACCACTGCCCGTCCCCGCTGATGCCAGTCACCGTATAAATCCCGTCAAACACCACCTGGTCCACGTTATCCCCCATACAGGGCGCTTTCCTTACATTCACTCCATCCCTGCCCTTATAAAACACCTTCACATACCCAGCCAAAGGCTTCACCGGCTGGTCCGGCTTCCCGTCACTTTCTCCACTGCTTTCGGCCTCCCCAATGATGCTCTTCAATATAGAAAGAATCTTCTCCCCATACCCTGCCCCGGCAGCCCACCCTTTCCCCTGCGGATTGTCCGGAATCCCCAGCCACTCCACAAAAGGCACAGAGCCTCTTGCCACATACTGAAACCTTGGGTCCACCTTCCCATTCCTCAACTCTTCCGTACTGCCATAGGCTTTCAGATGCTGCACCTGCGCCCGGATGCCAAGCCGGGGCGTATCAAAAGAATTCCCCTTCATCCCGTTCTCCGTCACGCCCATCCCGCAGAAATTATTCTGCTCCAGCCTCACCGCCGAACCGGAGAACCCAAAATTCCCCGTCTCCAGACAGGACTGGGCAAAAGCGATATCGCCCCTCACCCCCTCTGTCTCTCCCTCAGAAAGATACAGCGGGACCATATCCAGCACCGACTGGCCCACGGAAGGATTCTTCTTCTGGATATATGCTCTCATCTGCTCCACAGTGGCAGCAGCCTTCCCCATAATCTTCGTATAAAAAGAAGTATCCGCAATGCTGCTGTCACTTCCATTCCCAGCACCACCGTCCATCTCTGCCCTGATATCCTTCCGGAACTGCGCCATGGTCAGCCCGAACCGTCCCCAGATATGCTCCACATCCCCATGGTTGCTTGCAATCCCCCTTTTACACCCTTCACTGTGGCTGATGATCACACCGTCTGCCAAAGGATTCAGCCCGTACTGCTTACACAGATATGCAAACAACTCCACCGCACACTGATAAGCGGCAAGCACATGCTTCCTTGTCCCGCTCCCGTCCCCGGTCTCCGTCCAATTTGCACCGCCCGTATACCGGATGGTGGCAGGCTCCGTCATCTCCACCCCGATATGGGTGTTGTTCCCCGCACCGCCGCAGTGCCAGCCCCTGTGGTCCCACGGCAGCGTCTGGTACACATCCCCGCCCGGCTCCACAATGGCATGGACACAGGCATTGGCATCCCCACGGTTCCAGTTACTGATAAAAGCAGAAGCCATGGACTGGGGACACCCCACCGAATGGATCATCAGCCCCTTCACCGCAATCGTCCTTCCCGCCTGATAACAGCCGGACTTTGTCAAAATACTCTGGATCAGCTTCATATGAAATTCCCTCTCTTTCCGGTTTTAAACATAAAAAAAGACACCAGCCTTCCTGCCGATGCCCTGTCCTTCAAATCCCATTCCACTTATCAAGCGGGCTTTCCTGACCGCCCTGCTCCTCTTTCGTATCCAGTTCCTATCTTCCTACTCTTCCTCTTCCTTTTCCTCCCGCAGCTGTTCCAGCACCGCCTTCAATCTCTCCGGCACCGGAAGCCCAATCCGGGAAGCGTTCTCCAAAATCGAAATCCCCTCATTGGACAGATAGAAAAACACCACCGCCGTCCGCAGAACGCTCCCATTCTGGATGACATAGCTGTCAATGATATGCCCCACCGCCACCAGGCAGAAAATGACCACCTTCTTGAAAATCCCCTTAAAGCCCACCTCGCTGGACAGCTTCCTCTCCACCGCTGCACCCATCAGCCCCGTCAGGTAATCCACCGCCACAAACACCACTAATGCATACAAAAAACCGTCAAAGCCTCCCATCAGCCAGCCGAAAAGACCGCCCACAGCCGCAAACCCACACTGCACCACATTCACAAACTCCTTCATGCAAAATCCCTCACTTTCTTTTCTATGGAAAAAGCGGCCCGCTCCGAAAAGCCGCCGCCCTGTTCCCAAAATCATTTATCCTGCTGTCTCTTCCGTCACCCTGGACACAGATTTTCCCCCACAGGGCTGGCTGAATCCCCTCATACCGTTGTCTCCTCCGTCAGCGTATACGTGATCTTCATGGTCTTATCCACCGTCTTCACCACCGCCGAAGAAAGATTGTTGATCGTTGCCAGATACGGCGTCAGCAGATACATCGTCCGGAACTCACTCCCATAACTGCCTCCCCAGTTCACCAAAAACTGCTTATACTGGAACAGCGGCGTTGCGGAATCATTCAGCCTCATGCTCCCCTGGGTATGGATGACGGCATCCGATGCCGTCACCTGGAAATCCCCCGCCACGATCAGATCCCCGATGAGCGTCATATACACCTCACAGGAACCCGTCTCACACAGCGGCTTCCACTTGGAAGTAAAACCAAACTCGATCAGCGTCACATCCGAAGGATTAGAAACATTGATCTTATAAATCCCCTTCTTGTTATACGCCGGGACATACAGATACCCGCCCCGGACACAGCACTTCACCACCCGCTCCGGATAAGAGGAACTCCCGTCCCTGCTCCCCACATCCATCAGCTTCGCATTGGAGAGCGTCCACTTCCCTTCCGTAAAGGAATAATCCTCCTTCTTGATCTTCACCCACACCATCACGGCGCTGCCGGAAGAATTCCCCTCATTGGAAAACCCGTACCAGTACCCGTCCTGACCGTCCATAAACTCCCCATACTTCGTATAATCCCCCAGGAACCGGAACGTCTCCGTGGTGATCGTGGTGTCCTCTGCCACCGTATACGTGGAATCATCCATCTTCTCATTCAGCCCGATGCTGAAAATCGGCAGCCTTACCCTGCGTATCCGGACGCTGCTGTCCTTAGAAGTGATAGAATATAAAAAGTCATGCTCAAAATCCACCTCCACCGCCTCAAACAGTACCATCTGCCGCGCCTGTGCCATCTCCCTGATATCCACATCCTTCAACTGCAGAAACGTGCTGGCATCCCCCACAAGACTTCCAAATGCGTTCTGCCCTCCCTGGGCGCTGGTGAGCGCCACCGCCGCAACGGTCCCATTCCCCTGGCTTGGCGTGAATTCCCACACAAACTTGTACCCGTTGTCTAGCTTCTTACTCTCCGTCTGGTTCAGGCTCCCCCTTGCCGTGTTGGCCGTGGAATTCACGTTATTAGACGCATACGCCACCGGAAGGTTATCCGACTTCACATACAGGTTATCCACGTCCTCCTCCAAAACCTTGGAAAACAGCAGGATGCCTCCGATCATGTTCGGGCAGATAGGAAGCAGGTTCCCGTTCCACGGAGTGCCTCCCGCCAGATTCTCCGCCGTATAGAAAATCCCCATAGGGTTCAGCCCCAGAATGTTATTCACCGCATTGGTAACCATATTTTCTTCCGTGACCGTCTCCACCTCCCCGGTGGCCGTATCCTTAAGTTCCAGAACCATCGTCCCTTTCAGCCTCATCCCAAACCTCCTCGTATAATAAGTTTGTAAGTAAGAAAAACAGCTATTCCATCTCCACCGGCCGGCAGAAACCTCCGATCCCTGTCCTGCCCCGCACCGTGTCACTGTAACTCCTTAACACCAGCTCCATAGTCTCTGTTTTCACTACTTCCCTGTAATCCCTCACCATCATGCCGCCACGGATACCAAACCGGGGAACCGTCTCCTCCAGCTCAATCTTCCCGTCCCACGCCGGAGCCGCCGCCATGCCCTGGCCGCTGATGGAAGCAATACAGCCTCCCATCTCAATCTCCCCGGTCCCGCCTTCCATCCGCAGATACACATTGAACGTATTGGTGAAATTCGGGATCATGTTCTCAATAGGGTAATACAAAGAAAGAGTATGCCCCCCGCTCCCCCAGGTCTCCTCCGGATGATGAACCAGAATCACCTCATCATTGAATTCAAACGTCACATAAACAGCCGCCTTCCCGTCCCCGGAAAAAGTGACCGGAAGCTCCGCCTCCACCGTCACATCCGTTGTGGATTCCGTGCCATCCTCTGCCACAGAAGGAACCGGAACCACAATGCTCCCGGCGGCAGTACCCGCCTTACTGATCTGCTCCGCAGCAACATTTATCACCACCTGCCCAAAAAACTGCACATGGGTCTCCTCCGCCGCCGCAAACTCAATGCTGATGATTTTCACATCCGTACCACCCACCGTATAGGCCGAAGCATTGGTAAACGTGTGTATCCCAATCTTCCCCGCCTCAATCTGGTTCAACAGTCCGGAAATATTCTTGTCACTCTTAGACTTCGCCTGCGCCAGCCTGGGATTCTTCCCCACACACTTCAAAGACTGCTTCCCGTTGATCTTCATCCTGCATCCCGTCACACAGGCCATCCGGGAAGCATCCGCATGGCCCCCGGAAAACACCAGCACGTCCCCCAGGTCCAAAGCCGGGTTCCCAATGGTGTCCGAATCAAACGGCACGTACTGGATCACGGACAAATCCGACAGAATGTTTCCGCAAAGCTGCCTCCTCGTCTCCTCCAGCCCGAACTGCAAAAGCGGGTTCACCCCCAGATTCATGGTCAGCCCGTCATCCGGCTCCAGGGCATAATACTCCGCTGTCTGTGTCCGCAGGTTCGTGGAACTCACCGCCGTGTACCGGGTAATAAAATCCGAAAAGCTGCTGGAAAACCTGTGCCTGTCCGAAACCGTCATCACAGGTTTGTTCCCATACTTCCGAAGTTCCAGCTTCCCCGCCCGGTTAATGCAGAAAAACCCGCCCAGCACCTGCCCCACATAAAACAGCACATCCCGGTACGTCTCAATGTCATTCTCCGTATACACCGACAGAATCTCCGAACCGTTTGGCATGGCTTCTATCTCCGCCTGGGTATGGGCCAGCTCCACCCTGCAGGCCTTACAGCAGAGCGCCAGAAACGCATAGGCATTCCCCACCGTCTCAAACCCGTTAAAACTCTTCTCAAACCGGAGCATGTGATCATACCCTTTCAGTTCCAGACAGTGGAGCGTCCGGTTTGCCTCACTCACCTCAAAAACCCCCATGGGGACTTCCTCATAACTCCCGTCCCCAAGCCGCAGATGGTAAAATAGCTCCACCTTCGCATCCTCCAGTGTATAGCGGTTAATATCCGAAAACAGGGTAATCCCCATCTCCGCCGCATACACGGTTCCAAGCTCCAGCTCCGTACTCCCGCAGCACTGGTTGGAAACATACCCGGAGCCTTTCACGATATCCTTATTCCCAAAAGAATACTCCACCCCGGCCTTCGTGGTAATCCTCCCGGTCCAGTAATACCTCCTGGTGTTCTCCTGCACCGCCTGCAGGAACGCCTCGCTCACCGGATACAAAAGCAGCACCTCCTTTTCGGACACACAAAAAGCACCAATCATTTCTGACTGATGCCATAAAATAATTTATTCTATTGAAAAATGATTCATAGAAACCCGTTTTTTCTACTTCTTTTCAATCTCAGCCTCAATCAAACGACTGGCAATTTCAAAAGCCTTTACCCGCCTTTTTGCCAGTGTAATCTGGGATTTATACCGGGAAGCATTCTCCTTGCCTTCAAGCGTCTTTACGGTTTCTCTCAGCTTATGCAGAGTTGAATCAATCTGCCGCTTTGCTTCCCTCAATTCTTCTAATGAATAATCCATAACATCATTCCTCATATCTTCATTTTGGATCTGTAAACAGAAATTTGCAGTAAAAAACAAAATACCTATAAAGGTAAAGTGAAAGTCTTCTACCTGTTTTTATCATAATATCATAATTAGAGATTTGAGGCTTAAAATTGCGATTGATGTTTAATTGCCCAGTCAATCCAGTTTGACCATTCAGCGGCCAAATGTTTTTGATGTTCCTTGATAATCATTTTGGGACATAGATTGGGAAACTCTACTAATGCCCTTACTTCGATGCCTGATCGCGTATCTCTGAATTGATGCCGCACTCCACCAACGATTGTACCGTCTTTAAGTTTAGCAATACCTGTTGATTGATATGGATAGTTTAAATTTCTGGGTTCTTTCAATCCCGTCTCATCATTAAAAGTAATGAAAAACTGGGTAGGAACAGGTGTATTTCCTGTTGTTTCTATTACTTCCAGGGTTTCATCGAATGGTCTTAAAACATAATGGTCAGGACAAGTAGCTAAGTTTACCTTTCGATATTCCAGCGAATCTTCTAACATTAGAGAATCAATAATTATATTAAATTTTTCTGCTGTAATGCCATCAGCGAAAATAGTAGTAATGGCAGTTCGGCGTTTATTTCCCGATAAAATGGTAGCAGCTTTCATTCCTACTTGACCAATTATTAATTTTAGCATCATTGAGGATGTAATCTCTTCATAAGACATTTTAAGTTTTATTAATGTTAATCTATCACACAATTCATCAGTATCTTTCACTATTGGCAAAGTTACCTTTAGATTTTTAAGAACCTTCCCCACCCGTTTCCTTTTCCAACTATCTAATTCATTTTTAGTAAACTCATCCTCATTAATGATTATTTTCATTTTGATCTCCGTTCAATATTTTATATACAAGTTTTTTTATCACCCCAAAAGAATCTTCACTAATATCTGCGCCTGCATCAAATACACTTGTTAATCCATTTAACAAAAATCCTACTGTAGTATAAACATCACCTACCTCAAACACATTTTCTGATACACCTTGTAATACCAGCTTGTTTACCTTACTTTTTAATTGTGTAATCAACTTTTCTGTCAAAGCATAATGCCTTTCTGTTTGAAAAGGCGCACTTGAACGAAATGGAGCCATTTTCTTTGCATATATAAAATAGGCCTCCAATACCGCATCCAATTTTTTATCAGCAGTAAGTGTCCTATCCTCCAGTATCATTTCCAAAGAAGAGATTTCATTATTTACATAATTATTCAATGCTTCGTCAATAAAATCATTCTTAGACTTAAAGTAGTAATAGAACAATCCTGTAGCAACATTTGCCTGTTTTACTACTTCCTGAATGCTGATTTCTTTTTTCCCTGCTTCAAAAAATAATTTCACACCTATATCCAATAATTCCTGCCTGCGTATATCCGGTTTCTTTACTGTTCTTGTCATATCGTACCCTCTACTGAATATAATTCAATTATACATCACTGAACTACATTCAGTCAAGAAAAAATTGTGTAATCCCAATATCAAAAATCAACGTGCCACCTTTTATAGTGCAGAACCTATCGCTGAAACTCAACTATGAAATAATCCTATACTGCCCTGACCGGAACCTGTATCAAACATGAGACCTCACCTATTGGAACTGCCCGACAAATCACTTTAGCCAGGATAAAACATATTACTTTACCCTAGACAAACATTTCAAACTGTACCATGCCCACACGCCCTCCGGCAACCGCTTCTCAAAACTCCCGCAGCGTAAACGACACCTTCCACAGCCCCTTAAAAGACGTATCTTTCACCAGCCTCGCCTTATACCCTTCAATATACATCTCCGTCTTCCTCATCTCCAGCGACTCCGTATCAAAATACTCCACGCCAATCTTCTCCTTCTGCTTAAACCCCGTCAGCACTTTCAGCCACTTCGGAGACACAGAAAAATCCGCCTGGATGCTCACCACCCCCAGCCGCACCACATCCCTCTGTGCCGTCCCAGCCTCCGTCTCCCCGCCGGAATCCGCCTCCACATCCTTCATCTCCACCTCATAAGAATCCGGCAGGGGAAGCGCCGTCCCGTCAAACACCAGATACTGGATAAACGCCATGCCTACCTCCCTCCTGACCGCAGGTTCTGCCTTGCCTGGGCATTCACCACCACCTCATCCAGAAGCGTGCCGCCCACATACACCGGAATACAGATATTTCCCATGCCGTCCCTGTCCTGCATCCCCGCAAACATCTCCCGGATGCCTGAAACCATCTGCCGGATGGAATCCACCGAAGCCGTCTGCATCTGCGAAGCCTCCATGGCAGAAACCTTCGGACTGATGACCATATCCGCAGCCACCCCGTCCACGGCCTTCTGCACCATCCCTTTACTCTTTTCAATCCCCTCTGCCAGACCGCCCATAAAATCCGGCATCCAGCCCTCATAATCCGTCAGCGGCCCCACATCCGGCACAGAGAAATGCAGATAAGACCGGATAGCATCCGCCACGTCAGACACCGCATTAATCACATTTCCGATACAGCTCCGGATGCCGTTCACAATCCCGTTAATCAAATCCGACCCCCACCGGAAGGCACTTGAAGCAAGCCCCGTGATAAAACCCACCGCCCGGTTGAACCCGTCAGACACCGTACTGTACACATTCCCCATAGCCGTCCGGATGCCCGAAACCACACTGTTGAACACACTGCTGACCGCAGACTTTATCCCGTTCAGCACAGAGGAAGTCACCGACTTCACACTGTTCCATACACCGGACACCACCGACTGGATGGCGTTCATCACCGTTATCACAACAGCCTTTATCCCATTCCATGCCGTCGTGATAAAAGACTGGATTGCCCCCACAACCGCAGTGACCACAGCTTTAATGGCATTCCACACCGTAGTGAATACCATCTGAATCGCTGTAAGAACCGTTGTAAGCACCATCTTGATGGCATCCCACGCCGTAGTCAGAAACAACTGGATTGCCGTCCCTATAGTCACCACCACGTTCTGGATGCCCGTCCAGATATTAATGAAAAATGTGGAAATGGCAGTCAGCACTGTAGTAAACATATTCTGGATCCCCTGCCAGCAGACAGTAAAAAAAGAAGCCAGCCCATCCCAGACCGCCTTCCCCGTCTCCACAATACCACTCCATAAATTGGTCAGAAACTCCCCAACCGCATTCCATGCCGCAATGGTTGCCGACTTAACAGCCTCCCACACCGCAATGACCGCTTCCCGGAACCAGTCACACTTATTCCAGAGCAGGACGATAATGGCAATCACCGCAGCAATGGCAATAGGAATCCACCCAACCGCAGCCACTACCGCCCCAATGGCCGGAATCACCGTCCCCGACACAAACGCAATCACACCGGAAATGGCTGCCGCAATCTGCGGAACCACCGTCATGATAGTCCCAACAGCGCCGACCACTTTCCCAATCACAATCAGCACCGGGGCCACCGCCGCCGCAACCAGGGCAATGGTGACGATCATCTTCTTCGTCCCCTCATCCAGCCCGTTCAGCCAGTCCACCAGCCCCTGAACCCAGCCCACAATCTGCCGGATATAAGGCATCAGCATCTCCCCGATGGAAATGGCAAGCTCCTCCAGCTGGCTTTTCAAAATCGTAATCTGCCCGGCAAGATTATCCTGCATGGTAGCCGCCATCTTCTCCGCCGTCCCGTCACAGTTCGTAATCGCCCCATTCAGCTTCTCAATATCCCCCGGCGCAGCATTCATCACCGCCAGAAAACCGCTCATGGCGTTCTTCCCCACCAGAGCCTCCGCATTGGCCGCCTGTTCCGACTCCGACATCTGGGAAAACGCACCCCGGCAGTCCTTAAGGATATCCCCCAGGCTCCTCATGCTCCCGTCCGTGTTGGTAGTCTGCACCGTCAGCTCCCCGAACGCATCCCCCGCAAACGTCACATCCCCCGTAAGATTCGTCATCATGGAACGCATGGCAGTACCGGCCTGGGAAGACTTAATCCCCGCATTTGCCATCAGCCCGATGGCTTCCGCCGTATCCTCCGCAGAAAAACCCAAAGCCCCGGCAACCGGCGCACAATACTTAAACGTCTCCCCCATCATGGAAACATTGGTGTTGGCATTGGAAGAAGCCGCCGCCAGGATATCTGCAAAATGCCCGGAATCCGAAGCCGACAGCCCCATAGCCGTCAAAGCGTCCGTCACAATATCAGACGTAGTCGCCAAATCCTCCCCGGACGCAGCCGCAAGGTTCATAATCCCCTCAATGCCGTCCAGCATGTCCCCGGTTTTCCACCCGGCCATGGCCATATACTCCATGGCAGAAGCCGCCTCCGAAGCGGAGAACTTCGTCTTCGCCCCCATCTCACGGGCCTTCTCCCGCAGCTTATCCAGATCCTCCCCCGCCGCGCCGGACACAGCCGCCACCTTGCTCATGCCGGAATCAAAATCCGCCGCAACCTTCACGGCAGCCGCCCCTAGGCCGCCCACCGCCGCCGTCACAGGCATCAGCTTCTTACCTGCCCCTTCGATGGAAGAACCCACGCTTTTCAGCTTCTCCCCGGTCTCCCCAATCTTCTGTAAGGCCACCGCCGACCTGCCCGCCTGCGTCTCCAGCTCCTCCAGAGCCTTCTCCGTCTCCACGATCTCCCTCTGCAGGGCATCATACTGGCTCTGGGAAATCTCCCCTCTCGCCAGCGCGTCATTGGCCTGCTGTCCCGCCAGCTTCAAAGCCTCCAGCTTTTCCTTCGTTTCGCCAACCGCCTGCGCCAGAAGCCTGTGCTTCTGCGCCATCAGCTCCGTATTCCCAAGGTCCAGCTTCAACAGCTTGTTCACATCCTTAAGCTGCCCCTGCGTATCCCGGATTTCCCTATTCACTTTCGATAAAGCAGTGGACAGCTTCGTAGTATCCCCACCAATTTCAACTGTAATCCCCTGGATTCTGGATGCCACGCTCCCCACCTGCCTTTCCGCAACGAAAAAAAGAGCCCTTACAGGCTCCCAAAATGAATTGAAAAAGCGCCTGCCATTTCTGACAAACGCCTATGTAATCTCTTTCTACCATTATTATATTTTTAAATCATCAGGGATTTGCTTTTTCCAAACACCAGACAGCAATATCTGCAATCAGTTCCAGCGGCAAAGGTTCTTTATATGGAATTTGAATCGTTCCCTTACTTGTTTTATACGTTTTCAGCCTTTCCTCGAATACAATAACCGCTTCTTCTCCTGCATATAATCCAATGTGTTTTTTATTTGCTGCAAAATGAATGATGTTATATCCTTTCCAAAAAGTAGGCATACTCCATGAAATACGCTCCTGTGCTTCCGGTATTGCATCATGTACCGCTTTGCGGACTGCTGACAAGTATGGCTGGATTTCCTGCGGTTGTGCTTCAATATATTGTTCTATTGTCTTTGGTGCATTTCCACAATAATGGGACTGGTTCTGCTTTTTAAACTCTCTTCCGCATTTCGGGCAAACCCACATCTTAACTCCCTCCCGTCAAACATTCACTATTCCATTTTTTCCTGGCACTCACTACATTCCCTGTCATGGATTGAAATAATCCCACCGCATTTCGGACAGGTGTATTTTTCTTTCTGTTGTTCCATAAACAATTCCAAACCATATTGACGGACAAATTCACTGTTTTCCATAAGGCTCGCCTGATACCTCTTGTTATAACTCTTTTCAAGGTTTTTTATCAGCTTACATGGGTATGCGGAACACTCAAAACAAAAAGACAGTCTCCTGTATTTTATACAATCTTTTATTTTACATTTGCGGCAATGTTCCGGCTTCCCCATATCACCATTTAAACAGCCTGCACACGGTCTTTTATGATAACAATGTTTATAGCAAACGAAACAATTCATTCCACAAGGAGCAAACATAATTGTATCAATTTTTTCATTTGGCATTTTCATAATGTTTCTCCCCTCTCTTCTAACTTATCAGCCCTGTCAGCTAAGATTTGTTGCTTGGAACTAAGAATTTGCAAAGATGCAATTCACATCAGGGGTATGTTCTTCATCTATACATTTTAGTATTAATTTATACAGTAATTCATTTGATTTTTCATATAAATCATATGTTCCATTTCGATATTCGTGAGTTGCCTTACATCTTGCATCTTTATACAAATTCTTTATATCTTCTATTTTATCATCGTTACCATAAATAAATCTAGATGACACTATTGCTATTGTGTTTTTGATATTATGGTCTACCATAAATAACGCTTCTATTCCACTCCAAATTACACTAATTCTTATTGCTGGCATAAAATTCAATCTATAACTCCACATTGCATTAGTCGCTAAATAAAATTTTTCATTAGCTTCGGCTAGCTTACACGCCTTTTCAATTCTTGTTTCCAAAAAAGAGCATTTTTCATCAGATAACTCAATGTATTCATCAGGTATCTTATATAAATTCTCCATAATTATATGAATATCTATATCTGCACTAAACTTTTCAACTGGTCTATCAGCTTGAAAATACCATGCCAAATCACAATTAAGTATGGCACTCATCTGTACGCATATCTGCTGTGCATTCCATGCTTTCACAGCTAATTCTTTACCTATAGCTCCTTCAATTTTTATTTGGGATGTTACCAATCTTAAAGTAGCTATAAGTACCCCTAATTCCACTTCTGAAGCATGATTGCTTTTCATAATGCTATCAATCATATCATCAGGATTAGGCGTAGATGTAGCTGGCATTAAAGTTATGCCTTCGGCCAACTTTACTTCTCTTATGGGTTTTATACCACACAAATAAAAATAGGATTTAGCTTGATTTTCTTTTATACAAATGGCCATAAATTTCCCCTTTTTTTATGTTTAATCAACCTTACAAATTCAAAGTTGTTGTATAGCCCATCTTCTTGACCTGACGGTCTAGAACCATCCCTCGCTTTCCGCTCGGTCAATTCATACTTACCGCTGACTCCCGCCAGTCTCTTTCTATCAACAAGTATAACAAAAAGAGACCGGCATATCAACGAAAATCAGAACCCGTCCATATCCTCCTGCGTAGCCAGCTCCCGGTACTTCCACTCATCATTCCTGCTCTCCGCATACATATCATTGATCAACCCAATAGACAGCAGCTCCATATCCCCCATGGAAATCCCCAGCTGCACGCACCGAAGCAGAAACAGCGGCGTTGTCATCTCCCGCTCTGTCGAGCGAAGTTTTTTTTAGCCTCCACATCCATCTTCACATTCAACCCCCACAACTCAATCAGCTGGGGCAGCACCTGGTAAATGGAAAACGTGTTAAACCCGTCCAGCCATTCCTCCACGTCATCCGGAATCGCCGGGTCCCCGTGCTTCGCCATGGTATAAGCGATATTCTCAAACATCTCCAAAGAGAACAAATCCAGGTTGGAACTCTCCTCATCCCCTTCCCCGATGCTCTGCTCCAGCACCCGCAAATCCTTATAAATATCCCTCTGGAACTTCAAGCGGTAAATCCTCGGAATCGCCGCCGATGCCTTAAACAGCACCTCCTGCCCGTCAATCTCAATCTTCCTGCAAATGCTCATGTCCTTTTCTCCTCACTGCCCAATGCGTTCTGCAAATCAAGGCATCCCCTGGGGGACTCCCTCCTGTACACTGTCCCTATCATAGCCCCTCGCGGGCTTCCATCCATTACCCCTGCCCTTCCTCCGCCGGAACTTCCTCCTTCGGTGTGGGCAGATACACCTTCTGATACCACCCGTCATATGTGGCCTGCGCCGTCTTATTCCCCGTCTTCGCCTTCACATACCCGTCCGCCATGGGCCTCGCCTTCACTGTCAGCGTCTCTGTCTGCACCTCCCGGCTCTCCTCATTGGTCTTGCCCTCAATCTTCGGGCGGCTGGCGGAACAATTATACAGCACATGCCGGATTTTCCGGATATCCCCGTCAAACTCAAACAGCAGGGCAAAAGCCCCCGTCTCCACATTGGCGTTCTCCACCAGCACCTCATTGGTGTCCGCCTCCTCTTTCAGCACATCCGTGCGGAAACTCTCCGGAATCAAAGCCAGCTCCAAATCCCCGTCATACCCCATGTTGTTGGCGATAATATAATACTCAATCCCGTCCGCATAAAAAGACTCCGGCTCCCCGTTTGGGTCCAGCGCCAGGGAAACCGCGCCCGGCATCGGCACCGGAGTGTCAAAGGTCAGCTCCCCCTCCTCCGACAGCTTCTGCAACGCATAATGGCAGTTGCAGATATTAAACTTCACCTTATTATTCATCCATCAAACCTCCATCTCATACAGCACCTCATAAAGCTGCTCCGATTCAATAAAAACTTCACTCTTCCCATAAAAAATCCCATGCTTCAAAAGCACCGCCTCTATCCGCTCCTCCAGCTCCGGCTGCTTCAAATCCGTATACAGCTCCACGTCAAGCCGGCTGATCTTAAAATACGCAATCCCGTCCGCCGCAAAATTATCCGCCTTCGGATACAGAAACACAAGAAACGGAGGCTCCGGCGACTCCCCTTCCACGAAATGGTCATAAGCAAAAGGCAGCCCCGTTTCCTCCATCATCTTCATTACTTCCTCATGGCTCATCCGCCCAGCCCCCTTCTGATGCCGTCCTCCAGCTCCCGGATGCCCTTCTCCTCCGCCGGACCGATGTGCGGGAACGCCTTCACCCGGCCGCCCCCACGTTTGGCATGGCCCTTCTCCAGAAGATGGGTCAGCTGGTAGCGGTCCTTACTGTGTACCACCACCTCCAGCATATGGGAAATCTCCCTCTGCCGCTTCACCGCCCAGCTTTTCCCGTACTTCCCCGACTTCACCGGGGCATTCTCCTGCGTCTCCTTCTTCACTGTGTTCCCGGCCTTCTTCACACAGCCCTTCATCACATCCGTGGCAAGGTCCGCATACTCTAAAAGCCCTTCCATAATGGCATCCGCCATCCCGTCCACTGTCACCCTCTGGTTTTCTGACATTCCCTCTGCCTCCGGCCTTACGCCTCCTGGTTCACCGTCCCGCCAGCGAAGCCCGCAGCTTAACTGTCCGGTTCTGGTACTTCACATTATCCAGGAACGTGATGTTATAAACCTGCCCCCGGAATACAATCCGGTAATGCTCCGTATCCATCTCCGCCACTTCCGAACAGTACCGGATAAGAAAAAACACATCCTTCTGGGCATTCACCTGCGCCGCCTCCCAGTATTCCTTCCCGGAAAGATTATTCACATAAGCCCAGCAGACATAAAAATCCTCCCAAGACAGCACATGATTCCCGGCTTTGTCCGTCCCCGCCCTGCTTCTCTGGATAACGATCCGTTCCTTCCATTCCCCGATCCTGCTCTTCTGCCTTCCATCATCCCTGTTCCATCCCACAGAAGCCATCAGAACGCTTCCTTCCGGATGCCAAACAGCAGGGAGCGCAGGGTCTGCACCAGCTCCTCATGGTCCGCCTCTTCCCGGTGTTCATACAGATAGGCAGCCGCATACAGGATGGCTGGCCTTGCTATGGACAAATACCCTTCCAGCTCCCCGGCTTCCATCCTGGCTATATCCGCGCACATCCGCTCCCCGGTCTCAATCAGCCCGGCAATCAATGCATCCTCATCCCCGCTGTCCACCCGGAGATACCCCTTCATTTCCTCCAGCGCCACAACCGCCATCCTGCACACCGCCCTTCCTGTAGACCTTCCTG